GTGGTCACGGAGCTGCTATCAAAGGTATTAAGTCTAGAGGACCAATGTCCTAATGAATTACGTCCAGTTATATCAAGCGATACAAGATTATTCCGAAAATACGGAAGCCTTATTCGTTGCTAACATTCCTACGTTTGTACAGCAAGCGGAAGAGCGTATTTACAATACGATCAACTTTCCATCTTTGCGTAAAAACGTAACGGGAACACTTACTTCTGGCAACAAATATTTATCTTTACCGCTTGATTGGCTGTCAACATATTCAATAGCAGTTATTGATTCATCTGGCAATTACACTTATTTGCTTAACAAAGATGTAAACTTTATTCGTGAAGCTTATCCAAATGCTGGAACAGCTTATAACGGATTTCCTAAATATTATGCAATTTTTGGTCCGCAATATAGTTTGCCAAATGAATTGACTTGTATTCTTGGTCCCACTCCAGATGCAAGCTATACAACAGAATTACATTATTTCTTTTATCCAGCATCAATTGTGCAAGGTATTATTAGCACTCTTAATGTTTCCTATACAGCAGGATCTTTATATACCAATGGTACATACGAAAATGTACCATTAACTGGTGGATCAGGATCTGGTGCAACTGCTACATTTACTATTTCTGGACAATCAATTACAGGCGTTACTATCAATAGTGGTGGTCAATTTTATGTAGTTGGAGATACTTTATCCGTATCTAATTCAAATGTTGGTGGCACGGGATCTGGATTTTCAATTACTGTTGCCACAGTTAATAATACAACTGGCACAAGCTGGCTGGGTGATAACTTTGATCCAATACTTTTATATGGTTCTATGCGTGAAGCTATGCTTTTCATGAAAGGTGAGCAGGACTTAGTTAAGTACTATGAAGATAAATATGCCGAAGCACTTGATCTTGCCAAACGTCTTGGTGATGGTCTTGAGCGTGGTGATGCTTATCGTGATGGTCAAACTAAATTAGACGTTAGCGGAAGGCGTTCATAATGACTATCGTCCAAGGTCAAACAACAACCTTTAAAACCAACTTATTAAGTGGGTTAGAAAACTTTACTTTGACCTCACCATACACATACAAGATTGCTCTATATACAGGTTTGGCTACGTTAAATAATACAACCACAGCCTACACTAGCAGCAATGAAGTTGTATCGTCAGGTTATACAGCAGGAGGATTAGCTTTAACAATTTCTAATCCACCAACTGGCGATACTCTTAATAACATTGGTTGGATATCGTTTAATAATGCAGTTTGGACAGGAGTTAGCTTTACTGCCAGGGGCGCATTAATTTACAATAGTACAACTAATGCTTCTATTTTTGTTTTAAATTTTGGTAATGATATTACTTGTTCTTCAAGTTTTACCGTTACTTTCCCAACAGCAACTTCAACAACCGCTGTTCTTACTATTAGTTAAGGAGTTTATATGAGTAAAGAATTATCAAACTTTGGTGACAGCAGCGTTGCTACAGTTACCCGTGCCAGCGATGGTCAAGAAACTTTAGGTATTCAAGGCCATTATTATGTTAAATGCTATGATAAAGATGGCAATCTAAAGTGGGAAGATATTGCTCCTAATTTAGTAAATGCTGTTGGTAAACAAGCTTTATTTGATTACTATTTTGGTGCTACTGGTACTGGTGGTGGTACATCTGCTGGTGCTAACTATCTTGGATTAGTAGGTAGCGCATCTTCTACCGTTGTTTATGTGGCTTCAGATACTATTTCTTCTCATACTGGCTGGATTGAAGTTGGTGGATCTAATAACCCTACATATACAGGAAATCGCCAATCTCCATCATGGTCAGCAGCAACTAGTGGTGGCACAACTCCAACAAACATTACTACTAAAACTGCAACTGCATTGACATTCTCAATGACAAGTGCTGGTACTGTTTTTGGTTGCTTTATTAACTCTGGTGCATCTGCTTCTGCTACCAAAGATACAACAACTGGTATTTTGTACAGCGCAGGAAGCTTTACTGGCGGTAGCAAAATTGTTGCCAATGGTGACTCTTTAGCAGTAACTTATACCACTACAGCAACGTCTTAATTTAGGAGCCAATTATGGCTTTAGTCGTTTATGACCGAGTATTACAAACTGGTACAGCCAACACAACTGTAAGCTTTTCATTAAGTGGTTCAGTTGCTGGCTATCAATCTTTTGCCGTAGTAGGCGATGGAAACACTACCTACTATTCTGCAACGGATGGTACTAACTGGGAAACTGGTCTTGGAACTTATGCAAGTTCTGGAACAGTTTTAACTCGCACTACAGTTTTACAATCTAGTAATTCTGGTTCTGCAGTTACTTTCTCAGGAACAGTTACAGTTTGGATAGATTACACAGCATCAAAATCTATTTATAAAGATGTTAACAATAACGTAACTGCTAATAGTTTTATTCCTGGATGGGCATCAACAGCAACTTCTGCTGGTACAACCACTTTAACTGTAACAAGTGCTTATTATCAAAGATTTACAGGTACATCAATCCAAACTGTTGTACTTCCAAGCGCAACCACAATGGCGTTAGGTCAAGGATTTATTATTGATAATGATTCAACTGGCAATGTGACATTACAAGATGGAGCTGCTGGAGCTTTGGGTGTTGCTGTACCTGGTATGGCTGCTTTTATATTTTTAGAAAATAACAGTTCAACTGCAGGTAGCTGGTCAGGATATATGTTTGTACCTGGAGCTGGTCCACTTGGACAAGTAACTTGGGGAACTGCTGCTTTAAGTATGGGCGGACAATCTATTACCAATGCTACTTGGGCTGGTTCAGTAATTTCAAGTACTTATTTACCAACAGTTACTTTAGGATCTACCGCAGTTACTCTTGGTACTACAGTAGCTACATTTGCTGGTATGACTTTAAGTAGTCCTACATTTGTAACACCTGTACTAGGAACTCCATCATCTGGAACTTTGACCAATTGCAGCGGATATAACAGTAATTCGCTTTCTGGTGTTACTTTGGCATCAACCGTTATTACATCCAGTTTGACATCATTTGGTAATAGCCCTACATTTGTAACCCCTGTTCTTGGTACACCTACGTCTGGTACATTAACAAATTGCGGTGGTTATTCTGCAAATTCATTAGCGGGATCCACTCTTGCTTCTGGTGTAACTGCATCAAGCCTTACATCATTTGGTTCAAGTCCAACTTTTGTAACGCCTATATTAGGAACGCCTACTTCTGGAACTTTGACAAACTGTGGTGGATACAATGCTGGTTCATTAGCTGGATCTACTTTAGCTTCTGGAGTTACTGCATCAAGTCTTACTTCTGTTGGATCTTTGGGATCTACTCAAATATCTTCTTTAGGAGTAGGAACTGCAGCATCAGGTACATCTGGTGAAATTAGAGCTACTAATAACGTAACAGCTTACTATTCTTCAGACCGTACTTTTAAAGAAAATATTCAAGATATTCCAAATGCGCTTGAAATTGTTAATGCTATTGGTTCTAAAACTTTTGATTGGACAGATGCTTATTTAGAATCTCATGGTGGTGAAGATGGTTACTTTGTTCAAAAGTCTGACTTTGGTGTAATAGCTCAAGATGTTCAAGAAGTATTCCCTAGGGCAGTAAGAACCCGTGAAGATGGTACTTTAGCAGTAGATTACGAAAAACTTGGCACTTTAGCTTTTGCTGCATTAGGTCAGCTACTAAAGCGTGTTGAAGCTTTAGAGGCAAAATAATGTACGGAATTGGGCCATATTCTCAATCTTCATATGCAGCATTTGGAAATGTATTTGCTGCTTCTGTTTCCGAAACTATTATTACTGAAACAGATAGTGAAGTTGTAGTTGCTACATTTATTACCGCTATCACAGAAGCAATAACATTAGCCGATTCAATTATTGGTGGTTACTCTGTAGCAATTACAGAAAATTTAAACCCAATAGATTTTTCTTCTGCTGGTCAAGCATTTAATGCAACAATTTTAGAAACTTTAACGGTATTTGAAAATTCATTAGGTAATGGTATTTTTGTAACTTCTATTTCAGAAGCTATGACAATGGCAGATGTCATTACACAGTTAAAAATATTATTTGCTGTAATTAGTGAATCTTTAACAGCTGCCGATACAAGATCTGTAATTACTGCATTTGTTGGATCCGTTACAGAAAATTTAAACCCAGTAGATAAAGAAACTGTAATAGCTTCTTTTAGTTCAATTATTAATGAATCATTTACTGTTAATGAGTCACCATTTCCAAGAGGTTGGTTTATTATTGACGATAGCCAATCAATTACATGGGTAACTATTGATAATAGTCAATAAGGAAAAATATGTCATCAACTTATTCAACTAGTCTGAAATTAGAACTTATTGGTAACGGAGATCAATCTGGTACTTGGGGTACTACAACTAACAATAACTTAGGTACATTGCTTGAACAGGCTATTACTGGCGTTCAAGCAATTACTATGAGTAATTCTGACTATACGCTTTCAAACTATAACGGCACATCAGATGAAGCCCGTAATGCCGTTTTATCTGTAACTGGTACAAACTCAGCTATTCGTAAAATTGTTGCTCCACAAAGCCAAAATAAACTTTATACAATTTATAACGGCACTACTGGTGGATATGCAATTACAATTGGAGCACCAACAGGAACAGCTGTTACTATTCCAAGCGGTGTAACTGCTACTGTTTATACAGACGGAGCAAACTTTTATTCTGCTCAAACTGGATCTGCTGGCAATTTTACTGTTAACGGAACATTAACTGCTACAGGTGTTACAGATACAGGTAACTTATCTGTAGGTGGTAGTTTAACTGCAACCTCTGGAACAGTAACTATAGGTTCTGGTGCAATTACTGGCACTTTTACAGCTCCTACACAATCTGCTGGAGATAACTCTACCAATATTGCTACTACAGCTTTTGTTACTACTGCTACTAGTGGTCTTGGAA